GATGTATCTATAGGTTCGGATACACATCCATACCTAAAACTATCAGCTGCGTGTGAACACCAGTTATGGTGAGGTTTATTTTTAAACACTTGGTTTTTCTCATCCCATTGTTTTCGATATTGTCTTAATGCATCAAGACCTACTTTGCATTTTTCTCTATCAAACCAACAATTAGGTAAAGTATTTCTTACTGATTCTATTCCATGATGTACTTCTAATTTTGGAGCCACATCAAAATCTATACCTAATTCATTTGCAACTTCAAGTCTAGATTTACCTGTTCCTAGTTCTCTAGCTGTTATATCATGAGGTGCTATATGAGAAGAATATGCATAATCCTTTTCTTCTAACACATTTGCATAATGAGCTAAAGATTCACCTGATGTTTCATAATAATCTATCAAATGAATTTCTTCACCTATTCTTTGTGCAAACCAAATAGATGTTGAATCTCCTATCCCCAAATCCCACCACGTTTCAACTCCAACGCTTTCATCGTATGGTACTTTAGTTATTCTTTTTTCTTTTTCTGCTTTAGTAATTAATCTACCATAATATGCACCTGATACTGCTGCAGTAAATGAACATTCAAACTCTTGTTCATATTGTTCAGGAGTCATAATAGCTTGTGCTTCTTTTAACTCATGATCTGGTACTACATTTGTTTCTGATGCTCTATATAACTTAGCATACCAATCCTTATGTCCACGCAACGCAAAATCATATACTTCCCAAAAAGAGTTATGACCCATTGGTGTACCTATGAATATAACCCATCCTAACTTATCTGCGATAGCAGGTCGTATAATTTCTGTCCATACTCTTGGAGACATAATAGCATATTCGTCTAAAACAACTGCATCAAATCCCATACCTCGAATACTGTCTGGGTTATCTGCTCCAAAAATTTGGATTCTAGATCCATTATATAAATCTATTCTTAATTCTGATTCGTTTCTTCCACCGCCCCAATGCATTAATGGTTTTGTATAATATTTTAAATATTCCCAAGCAATACTTTTACCTTGTCGATATGTTGGAGCTATAAATGCACACAAAGATCTAGGTTTCTTTGCTGCTGTTTTAATTAATTCGTTTATAGATAATACTGATTTACCAAATCTACGATGGCATACTAGAACATTAAATCTCTTAAGAGCATTATGACATTCTAATTGATAAGGTCTAGGTTTATAGGGAACCTCAACTATTTTTATTTTCTTCTTTTTCCCATTGGACTCTGATTTCGACTGGGGCATCTGTTCCTATCTTTGTTGTAGTACTTGCAAGTTTTGGATGAATGTAAGGTGCAGCTTTTTCAGCAGCAAATAATTTACGTTCAGGTGCACTTGCAGGATTGTTTAACACAGATAACAAATAATCTAAAGGAGAATGTTGATATTTTTCTGCCATCTCATCCATAGATTTCCATAGCTTTTTAGTCTTAGATCCTGGAGGTCTACCAGCTCCTGGTCTTTTACCACCAAGATTTGGATGTTTCTCATTAGATTTATTAACTTCGTTTTCATGAGACATATCTTCTCCATGTTCTTTAAGATTTGTATATGTACGTTTATCTTCCACTATAGTACCCATTGTCCTTTATTAGTATATTGCTTTTGTTTTGGTCTAGAAGCAATTCTTTTTTTAGTAAAAGGTTTAATAGCAGCAGGTGCTAGAAATGCAGCTGTTGCAGTAATAGGATTTTTAAATGCAAACTTAGCAGTTTTAAATAGAGCTTTAGGTATTGTTTTACCTATAAATCTTTGTTGACCTGTAGTTTTGCTACCTATATCTTTAAGAAACTTTTTACTAGAAGCTACAGCTTGTCTAGCTTTACCTTTAGCAGCACCAGTAACAGTATACTTTACAAGTTCTTTACTTTTGCCACCTTTGTAGTTTCCTTTTACGTTAGTCATTAATATTTCCTTTTAACTTTTTTTCCCATTTTTTTAGCAGCTTTCTTAGCTGCAGCTTTACCCTTTTTTGTGTATGGGTATTTCTTTTTTCCTACCATTGGCATAGTTTAGTCCTTTATTTTAGAAGCTGTATATCCTCCAGCAGCACCAGCTCCTGCAGTATATTTTAGCTTATGTTTTTTAACGTGTTTCTTTGTTTTAGCTGAAAGAGCTTTCATTGCTTCTTTTGCACTTGAAGCACCTTTCTTTGCATACATTTTACCAAGAAACAAAGCTGTGTTCATTCTCATCTTAGTAGTCCTCTCATTGCTGCATCTCTAGAAGTAGGCACAGGCATTCTTGGTTGTGTACTTCCCATTTTTGCAAACTGTGGATTATTAGCTTGTTGCAATAACCCTTGTTGTTGTTGTTTAGCTATTTCAGGCATTAACTTAGCTTTTATAATTAATTGTAGTTTTTGCCCTTCTTCTGGCGTTAGCCGAATCATTTGATCTGCTAGTTTTTCTAAACTTTTACTCATATTATAAATCGTATATTATATATTTATTATTTTTAGTTGGTAAACCTTTAATATTTCTTGCGACTTGTCTAGGTCTATCTTTTGCTATTAATTGAAATCCAGCTTCTTTATCAGAATAACCTTTTTTTCTTTTACCAGAAAAATCTAATCCTATATATTCTTTAGACATTTTTCTAATTTGTTTATTAGAAGCACCTGCAGATTTTAAATCTAAAGTTGCTCTCATACCTTCTCTAAAAGCATACTCTTTTTCTGCTCCTATTTTAGCAATTTTTTTTCTTTTTGATTTTTTTCTAGCATCTAATGCAACAACAGCAGATACACCTGCAGCACCTATTGCAATAGGCCCAGCAAAAGGTCTTATTTTTTTAATAACTTTAGCTATGTTTTTTTTTACTATTGGTTTTTTCATTAACAATTCCACTTTCTTAATGATTTGTTTATTCTTGAATTAGGATCTCTAGCAGTCTTAGCAGAAGTAAGTCTACGCTTCATGCCTTTCATTCTTGCACAAAATGACTTACGTCTTTTAGCAGCTTTTGATCCTGGTTTTAATTTTGATGGCTTGGTTGTAACAGCAGTTTTTAATTTAGATCCAGGATTAGCTCTACGATAAGACGCTACGCCTTTTTTATTAAGTCCACCAGAAGGGTTCTTTCCTTCTTTACGTTGCCATGCAGGTGACTTAGCCATTTTTATGTACTTTTTGAATTTTAAATTTAGCTGTTAAAGATCCACCTTTATGAGATTTAAACTTACCTGAATGTTTCATTAATTTATAGCTACTACCTTTTTTCATCCAATGAAATCCTTTAGGTGCTTTAACTGATTTAGTTATCATCTTTTTTTAGCAGTTTTAGCTGCTCGTTTAAATTGTTTATTAGTAGGTGCACCTTTGGCACCTTTTTTTCGCATTTTTTCGCCACTACCAGCTTTGATTCGCTTTCGTTTTGCGTGTATATTTGCGTACAATCCTCGTTTTGCCATAATATATCCTATATAAATCGTTTAGTGTATTCTAAAATTTTAGTTTTTTTTCTAAATTTTTTAGATTTTAAATCTTTACTAAACTGCTCACGTTTTTTCAATTGATTTTTAACGTCAATTTTAAACATTGGTAATTTTAAATAGTTAGTTTTCATCTGCCTTGTCTATTGTATTTCTTAAAGCTACGTTTTTCTGACTTATTTTTGTTCTTCTTATGTACTCTTGGGCGTTTTTTGGGTTTTTCCCTAGGTACGAAGTGAACAAACTTCTGTCGAGCCATTATGCGTCATCAAACATATCAAAAGCCACAGCTCCACCGATTGCTGCTGCTGATTTTGGATATTTTTTAGCGTATTTTTTGGCTATCATAGTTCCTTTGTGAGCTTTTTGAGAAGCTCCTGTGATTCCTTTGCTTACTTTAGGGTAATTCTTTTTGGCTGCAAAATCTGCTGCCTTTTTAGATGCTGTTCCCAGCTTCTTTTTACCTTTATATAAAGTTCGGAGAAATCGCATAGCGTGTCCTCCTGCCATAAATGGTATTGCCATAGTGTTTCCTTTGTTGTGTTAAAATAAACCCCCTCTATGAGCCATTAAAGGCTATCTTTGGAGGTATCTGTATAAAACCCCCCTATTTGCACTATCGACATGACTGTCGATGTTGCAGGGGTGATCTTAAAACCCGTCAATTACTGTCGTAATTGTCTTTATTGTAGTCATTTGCTCGGCTTCGCCTCGCAATTGTCAGGCTTCGCCTGTCTTAATTGTCGTGCCGATTTGCTATTGTTGCCAGTAGCAACAGCAAATCGTTGTTATATATGATTGGTAATTGGTATACATTGGGCGAAATCCATTGATATACTGATTACCGATTATGATTTATACCATTGATATTATAGGTCAATATGATTGTCCTATATTAGAGATGGACGTAAATAAGTGCAATAATCAAAGACATTCATGGAGATGTCAGAAAGGATAATATGTTAAGTACTATTGTATTAACGTTACTAGCTATATGGTTATCTATTATGATCATTGGTCAAGTGATAGGAGGTGTAGTAGGCTATAAGTTCTTTAAGTCTATTACCTCGGAAAATGAGGATAAGTAATGAGGTTGTTTGGTATATTACTAGGATTTGTATTGGCTATGTTCGGTTTGATCGTAGCCATACATTCTGATCATACAACTGTTGGTTTATTAATATCAGGTGGTGGTATATTACAATGTTTATACTCCCTACCAGAATGGAGAGATGATGAACTATAATACACATAAGATGATAGAAGAAGATACTGATAAGCATACTAACTATGAGCTTATTCAATATGAGTTTCCTTTCCCAGAATTAGCTGTGGAAAGAATGAGACAGCAAGAGATGATGAGGTTTCAGATGAAGAAACCAATTATCGCTATTGCAAGTAATATCAATAATTGTCAGAAAGGAGACTAATATGACAGATCAACCTATGTATGCTGAGAAATCAGCAGAAGAAAAGAAAGCACATGTTGCAAGTAAGACTATGTATCTAAACAAAACAACGTATGCTGACCTAATGTTTATTAAACGTTT